AATGCTTCAATCTCTTTAGAAGTTATTATTATTAATATTATTATTAGTTAATGCTTTTATTTTTAAACAGTCTTCTAAAACCCCCCCCGGTTGTTTTATTTAACGTCGAACAACCCGTCTATCTCTATACCGTAACACGACGACCATTTACGCGTCTTACGCTAGGCTCACCACAACTTGCCTTAAAGCTTTCTGTGGCCAAGGGTTCTCACCTGCAACCCGTGTCACGCTGGGTTTGCGCTTTCTAAAGAAAGAGTTTATTTAGTTGTATTATATCTTCTCTTAATATTACCACTCTTTTTCAAGAAGGTCAAAAGCTCTTCTCTTTTTAGAGCTGGTTCTATAGCAACAGTGCCGTCGGCTTTAGTTACCTTTAGCGGACCTGCTTTTCTATAGTTTACTTTATAATTCTTCATAGCCTACATAGTATAGCATATCCTTTACATTGTGAGGAATCTTTTTGTGATATATCACCAAACTCCATGTAATACTTTTCCCTAAGAGTATACAAAAGAAAAACCAGAGGTTTAATGCATGGCGAAGACAACAAGATTATTTTTGACTGAAACCCAGGAGTCGTATCTTGAATGGTTGTTGCAACCAACTGATTCTCGCAACCCTAAAACTAAAAAGGATTGGGCTGAACAACACGACCTTCACATCAACACTCTAGGCCAATGGGAAAAGAATAAAAATTTTGTCGAAAGGCACATGCTGGGTGTTAAAGGACTTGCTCAATCACCTGAGCGTGCCCAAGCTTTGCTAGATGCTTTATATATTAAAGGCATATCGGGTGATGTTAAATCCGCCGAGCTGTATTTAAAGGCCACTAACCAGATGCCTAATGCTGCACAACAAATAAATATTAAATCTGAGACATCTATTAAAGAATTATCTGATGAAGATTTACAAGCAATGATTTTAGAAATCACGCAAAAGAAACAACCAACCTTTAATATTATAAAGGATACAGAGTAATGAAAGCCGTTTGGGGTTATTACGAGTCTAGCTCTATTCAGGGTAAATCAAACTCTAATATGGTGCGCGCATTCAATACTTTAAAACGTGATTTAAAGCGTCAGCAAGATGACTTGCTTATGGACCATCAAGATGAGTCTACTGTTTCTGGCGGCAATGCTTCTACCTTTCAATTCCACTATTTGTTAATTGCAGACACTACACCAATGAGTGCTTCAACAGTGGTTCCAACTGCAGCTACCTTTGATGCTAATCAAGGTGCAACAGGAACTGCTAGCACATATTTCGAAACAAGAAGAGATTTTTACGAACCGGGAAGAGGATTCTAACATGGCTGTAATTGTACAAGTAAGACGCGACACTGCAGCAAACTGGACTAGTGCTAACCCAATTCTTCTTGCCGGCGAAATTGGTTCTGAGTATGATACCAACAAAGCAAAGATTGGTGACGGTACTACTAACTGGAATGGTCTTGCGTATTTAACTACAGCAACCGGACCGACTGGCCCGACCGGCTCGACAGGCCCCACTGGCTCGACCGGCCCTACCGGACCGACCGGGCCGACTGGAGCCACAGGCGCAGCGTCCACCGTGACCGGACCTACGGGACCGACCGGACCAACGGGACCGACCGGACCGACTGGACCGACTGGTCTTGGTTGGGTAGTTTATCAAGTAACTGGAGCAATTGCTTCTTCTGGTTCAACTGGCTTCAACATGGCAGCTGGTTACTTGGCTATGAATGGAACAGCACCAGGTGCTGCATCTGGTATCAACGTTGCCATTGGCGCAGAAGCTTTGGAAGCTTTGACAACTGGTGTTGCAAACTATGCATTTGGTGTTCAAGCATTAAATAAACTTACAACTGGTTCAAGAAACGTAGCATTAGGTTTCCGTGCACTTGGCGGTAGCGATTTTTATGCTGGTGGTTTAACAACTGGTAACCGCAACATGGCCATTGGTCACTATTCATTAGGTTTAAATAACGGTGATAAGAACACTGTAATTGGTGAGAACGCAGCATTCTATAATACAACTGGTGCTAAAAATACTTTCATTGGTTCTTATGCCGGCTATAGCAATAATGGTGATAATAATATTGCAATTGGTGAGCAAGTAATGTTTGGTGGATATCTTGGAACATCAAGTATTACTGGTAGTCATAACATTGCCATTGGCAATGGTGTAATGAACAAATTAACAAGTGGTAACTATAACGTTGCAATTGGACGCCAGGCTTTACAGAACACTACTACCTCATCAGGTCTTGTTGCAATTGGTGATTTTGCGTTAAATGCAAACACAACAGGTCAGAACAACGTAGCTATTGGACAAAATGCTTTAAAATTAGCAACAGCAAACAGTTCTAACATAGCCATTGGCAATAATAGTATGCAGGCTGCTACTACTGGTGGCTTCTCTGGTTTTGGTTTAAACGTTGCTATTGGTCAAGGCTCAATGAACGCTTTAACAACTGGCTATTTTAATATTGCTGTTGGTGCAGGCGCATTAGCTACAGCAACAACTGCTACTGCTAACATTGCTATAGGCTTTTATGCCTTAAGGGTAAGCACAGCTAACAACAACGTTGCAATTGGCAACCAAGCATTAGTAGCTAATACTACTGGTGCTTCTCTTGTTGCAATTGGTGCCAACGCATTATTATCTAACACTACTGGTACGCAAAACGTTGCAATTGGTCTTGATGCTTTGAGAGCTAACACTATTGGTACTAGCAACGTAGCCATTGGTCTTAATGCTTTAAAAGCTAATACAACAGGTATTAATAATACCGCTGTGGGTACTGGTGCTTTATCAGCTAACATAGGAGGTTCTAGAAACGTTGCTCTTGGCGGTGGTGCTTTACAAGTTAGCACAGTTGATGCAAACATAGCCATTGGTGGTGGTGCATTAAATGCGAACACCACTGGCACTAGCAACATAGCTATTGGTGACAGCGCATTATTAGCTAATACCACTGGTACTAGCAATATAGCTATTGGTACTCAAGCGTTATATACCGCTATTACAGCACAAGGTAACCTAGCAATTGGTTATAATTCATTATTTGCTAATACAACTGGTGGTTTTAATCTTGCCATTGGTAACAATACATTATCAGCCAACACTACTGGTGCGCAAAACGTTGCTATCGGTCTTGGTGCTTTACAAGTCAATACAATAGGTACAGGAAATGTTGGAATCGGTTATTTAGCATTAGCTGCCAACACAACTGGTTCAGGAAACGTTGCAATTGGTAATGGTGCTTTAACTGCTAATACTACTCCTGTAGGAAACATAGCCATAGGTGAAAATTCATTACAAACAAATACTACTGGTGGTGGCAATATTGGAATTGGTCTTCGAGCATTAAAAGCTAACACAACTGGTTATCAAAACACTGCTATTGGTGGTGACGCAGGCGCAGCATTAACTACTGGACATGAAAACACTGCAATAGGAAGTACTGCATTAGCAACATCTACAACTGATAACTATAATACTGCTATTGGTGTTAACGCTTTACGCTACACCGATGGTGGTGGTGGCAACACTGCAGTGGGTCCAGCTTGTTTGCAAGCCAATACAACAGGTTCAAGCAATACTGCAATGGGTGTTGGAACAATGCAATCTTCTACAACATCATCTAGTAACGTTGCAATAGGCAATAGCTGCGGTGCTGGACTATCTTCAGGTTCTGATAACACAATGGTTGGCTCTAGCGCAGGTTCTGCTATTACAACTGGTGGCAGCAATACAGCAATTGGTAAGTCAGCTGGTAGTACTATTACAACTGGTGGTAATAATACTACAATTGGATTTGACGCAACTGCATCAACTGCAACTGTATCCAATGAAATAACATTAGGCAACTCATCAATTGCTACAATTCGTGCACAGGTAACTTCAATAACAGCATTGTCTGATGCCCGCGACAAGAAAAACATTAAACCATTAAAGCATGGTTTAGCACTTGTTAATTCACTCAATCCAGTAGAGTTTGATTGGGATATGCGCGATGGTGCTAAAGTAGATGTTCCTGATATGGGTTTCATTGCACAAGACCTTGTTGAAATAGAAGATATTCTTAATGCTCATGAGACATTGCAATTGACATACCGTTCCAACCCTGATAAGCTAGAAGCTACTTATGGTAGACTTGTACCAATATTAGTCAATGCAATTAAAGAACTGTCTGCTCGAGTTGCAGAACTAGAGGAAAAATAATATGTTAGAATATTTAAACCCAACACCAGAAGAACAGCTCGCGCGAGATATAAAAGGTTTGCAAGATTCTGTTGATGTTATCAATGAACTCATTACTATAGAGCTAGACGCACAACAGGCATCTTTTTTAAGAGCAAACATTGACCATATTATTATCATGCTCGATAAAGAACATCTTAAAGAAGATACATCAGATAAATCAGTTTTTACTGCAGCAGTTGCAGCAGGAGAAGCTAAGCTAGCTTAATATTAAATTACGAAGGACGTAATATGAAACAATTCTTTTTCTTAGCCGGAATGCAACGCTCTGGCGCAACATTACTTAGTGCAATATTAAATCAAAATCCAGATGTGTGGGTTTCTCCGGCAAGTCCGTTATTTAGAATGATGCTTACGCAAACACAAAGTCACAATGAATTAGAAAATATAGACTATAGTAGAAGTGCTGCAATAGATGACACCATTGCAACCATTCCACACGCGTTTTACCAAGACAAGTCAGCCAAGTACATTATTGATAAAAATCTTAATTGGCCAAACCCGCTAGGTGTAGAATTAATTAATAGATATATAACAAAAGATATTAAAATAATATGTCCAGTAAGAAATGTTTTAGATGTTATAGTTTCGTTTGATACAATTATTAACGCTCATCCCGATTCTAAAAATAACCAAATGGATGAACAAGTGTTAGCTTCAACTTTTGGCAATTTGCCATTAGCAGATAGAAGAGCAGATTTCTTGATGCGTCATGATAAAGATATAGCTTTAAGTTTAAATTTTATGAAGCATGCTTTAATTCCAGAGTATCGTCACATATTTCACTTTGTTGATTATAATGATTTAACCACCAACCCAGAGCAGGAGATTAATAAAATATATGCATTCTTGGAAATTGAGAAATACAATCATAAATTTAATAACATTGAAGACCGCTCAGGCATCTCTGAAGACAGTCTTACAGGCATTAAGAACTTACACAAAATCAGACCAAAGATAGAAAAGAAATCTAGAAAACCAAAAGACGTGCTTCTGCCAGAAACAATAAAACGTTATTCTAATCTTGAGTTTTGGAAAAATATTTAAATGCAATTAGAAGACCTAATTAATGAATATAATTTCCGCAAATGTCGTGGACCAGAAAATGCTACACCAGAACAATTGGTTGAAGCATTTGATTTTTTCTGTGCCAATTTTGTTTATATTAAACATCCAAATAAAGGCCGCATACAATTAAATTTAAGACCAGCACAAAAAGAAGCAGTACAAGCATGGGTAGAAAACAGATATTCAATAGTATTAAAGTCACGTCAGATAGGATTCTCCACTCTGGCAGCGGCGTATTCTTTCTGGTTATGTTTCTTTGCACCAGACCGTTTCATCGTTATGTTGTCAAAGACCGAAAGAGAAGCCGCAAAACTATTATCTAAAGCTAAATATATTTATAAGTTCTTGCCAGACTGGTTAAGATTATCAGGCCCGGAACTAATACAAAACAATGTTTTAAAGATGACATTTAATAATGATTCAGTAATTGAGTCAATGCCATCTGCTAACGAGCCTGCTAGAGGTGAATCTGTATACTTGGCTATAATCGACGAGATGGCCTTCTTGCCTAACCCAGAAGAAGCCTGGGCATCAATAGAGCCAATTGCAGACGTAGGTGGTCGAGTCATCTGTCTATCTACTGCCAAGGGTGAAGGTAATATATTTTTTAACTTATGGCAAGGGTCACAGAATAATACTAATAGATTTAAAGGAATCTTTTTTCCATGGTCAGCTAACGGAGACCGTGACCAATCTTGGTATGACGCTCAGGCCGCAGAACTACCACCATGGCAGCTACATCAGGAGTACCCTTCTAACCCAGAAGAAGCCTTTATTCGTTCCGGTAGACCAGTTTTTGACCTTGATTGTTTAAATAGATTTTTAATAAGTTTTCCTAAAAAAGGTTATAATAAAAAATTGTCAGACATGAGGAACTCTTACATGTTTGACCCAGATGGTGGACCGTTATCGATATGGTTAATGCCACAGGCTGGGGCTAGATACGTTGTTGGTGCTGACGTTGCTGAAGGTCTAGCTAGAGGTGACTATTCGTCAGCCCATGTCATTGATGCCAAGTCAGGTGTAGTCGTAGCCCACTGGCACGGGCACATAGACCCAGACAAGTTTGGAGAAGATGTTCTATATGCTCTTGGATTCTTTTATAATGAGGCTTTAATAGGAGTTGAATCCAATAACCACGGTTTAACAACTTTAACTGCTTTAAACAAATCTAAATATACTAACCTTTATAGACAACGTAGATTAAACCAAAGACATTCAGAAGCCACAGAAGCATTGGGTTGGCGCACAACAACATTAACTAAACCTTTAGCTATAGATGAGTTGAATGCTAATCTAAGAGATGGTATACTAGACCTTAGGTGCGAATTTACTATTGCTGAACTTAAGACCTTTGTTAGAGATGATAATGGTCAAACTCACGGAAGTCCTCATGATGACAGAGTTATGAGTTTAGCCATAGCAAATCAAATGTTAAAATATGTGTGGTTGCCAGAATATAAAGGCAAAACAGATATTCCATATGGCACCTTAAACTACTTCGCCGCAACGATAAAGAAGCAGCCTAAAAAGCTAGAACGATATCTTATAGGCGAATTTAACTTCTATAATGATAAGATGTAATACTTTTACCTACTATTAGGACTTCTATGAAATGTACAACCTGTTCAACTCCAATTGAAGAAGAAAATGACCTGAAAAGGCAGCTTTGCTTCAAATGTCATGTCAAAGGCATTCGTTTTGGTTTTGTAAGTGTAGGGTATGGACAGTCTGAATGGAATAATTCAACTATTAGGGAGACTCAAAGAATGTACGAAGCGATGCCAAATGTTGAAAAAGTATCTACACGAAGAGAACTAATCTAGTGGAGTGGTTAGTCCCGCTAGCTGTTGCCGTTATTGGTGGACCACTAGTTGTTGTAGTCCAAAGCCTTAGAAAAGAAAACACTAGCCAGCATGCTGAAGCCAGAGAACTATTAAAGATGGTTGCCGGTAAGGTAGATAAGGTTGACGACAAGTTAGATGGTCATATTTCATGGCATCTATCTAGAACGCGCAAACCTAAAGTTAAAAAAGATGAAGTAATTATTAAGGCTGATTGATGAAAAAAGAAATAAAATCATTTCCTAAAATTACATCAAAGAAACCAACCAAAGGTAAAAAGATAGAAGTGCCAGCAGTTAAAGCTGCTAAAAAAGAATTAGCTAAAGCACAAAAAAGATTAACAATTGAAATAAAGAAATCCAAAACAACGACTAAGAAAAAAGGAAAATAATCATGGCCGCAAAGAAACCAACAATGGCGCAAGCCTACAAAGCAGCACAGAAATCAACAGCTGCTAAACCAAAAGACAAAGGCATCGTAGGCGAAGGCAAAGATGTTCTTAAAGCTACTGGTAACAGCGTCAAACAACAAGCAGAGTTTATAGCTGCAGTAGGTAAAGGTGCTGCTAAAGGCGCAGGCAAAGTTGCTAAAGGCGCAGAAAAAGTTGCAGGAAAAGTTGCTAATATAACTGTTGGCGATGTTGCATCTACTCCATACGATTCTGCAAAAGCTGTAGCTAAAGGTGCAGGAAAAGTAGCTGCTAAAGTTGGAGATTTTTTGGGCGGCAGTAAAAAAGTTGGTCGTCTTGGCTCAATGGCAGGAAAAAAAGCACTTGACCCAATGACATATGTGGGTAAAGCTGCAGGAAGTAAAGCAAAAGATGCAAAAGCTAATAAGGCTCGTCAAGCAACTGATTCAAAATATGATAAGGTTAGTGGTACACCAAGACCTAATAAGCGAAAGCCAATTGACCCTGGTATGTATGGCCTTAATCAAAGACAAGAAAAAATTCCAAAACGTCAACAATTAAGAAGAGGTAAATAATCATGGCAATAATTCCAGCAACAATAACTGGTACACTGGGAGGCGCTGCTGCATATGTGGAGTTTCCTAACGTAGATGATGCTGATAGTCTTGCAATTCAAGTAACTGGAACGTGGGCAGGTACAATCTCCTTCGAAGCTTCAGCTATCGTAGAAGGCGCAACACCAACATATACTTCATTTACTCTAGTAAGTGGTGCACAAACAAGTCATATTACTGCTGTTGCATCAACAACAACTAATGGTTTGTTTATTCATGAAACGTATGGCATTCCTTACTTTAGAGTAGTAATGTCTTCATACACTTCTGGCACTGCAAGCATCACTGGTATATTTTCAAGAACAGCCAAGTAATGCCGGGTAATCCAAATTATCCAGCATTACCTTCAACTACAACTAAGAACTATACTCCTAGAAAGAAGAAGAAAAATGGCAGCAAAAAAAGCAAGTAAGCCAGTATGGGAAAAGGCACGCCCTAAATCTTTAGGTAAACCAAAGAAGTTATCACCAGCACAAAAAGCATCAGCTAAAGCTGCAGCTAAAAAAGCAGGACGCCCTTATCCAAATCTTATAGACAACATGAGAGCAGCTAAAGGTAAATAATGGCTAAGACTCCTGCATGGCAAAGAAAAGAAGGTAAGAGTCCTACAGGTGGATTAAATGCTAAAGGCCGTGCATCAGCAAAAGCTCAAGGCATGAATTTAAAACCACCAGTATCCGCTAAGCAGGCAGCGAAATCACCAAAGGCCGCAGCAAGAAGAAAATCATTTTGCGCAAGGATGGAAGGAAATCCAGGACCAATGAAAGATTCTAAGGGAAGACCAACTCGTAAAGCGTTGGCATTAAAGAAGTGGGATTGCTGATATGGCACGCGAATCAAATTCAAATAAACTATCAACATACAGAGGTTATATAGACTATGCCAAACGTTGGCGTACCGGAGAAAACTATGACCAGCTTTGGCAAAGGTTAATTAACTTATATCGCGGTAAACAATATCGTGGTGCATCAACTGGTGATAGATTGCTTGTCAATATTTCTTTTTCTACTATTAATACTTTAGCACCAGCCGTTTCTATTGGTCGTCCAAAGATTAATGTTAATCCTCGTAAACCAGAAGACGGTGATAAAGCAATCGTTACTGAATCAATTATTAACTATTGGTGGGGTCATTACGGATGTCAACCAGAGTTCCAAAGAGCAGTTAAAGATTATCTAATTCTTGGTCATGGTTGGGTTAAGACTGGTTATCGTTTTGTTGAAGAAGCAAAACTCGATGATATTGAATATTCAGCCGATGAAGCTGCCGGCCCAGAAACTACGGATGATGTTGAAGCTCAAACAATTATTAGAGAAGACAGACCATTCTTAGAGCGTGTTGACCCATTTGAAATGTATGTTGACCCAGATGCAACATCTGTTAATGATATGCGTTGGATTGCACAACGTACTCGCCGTCCGTTAAAGGATGCAAAGATAGATAAGCGTTACGATGCCGCCGCAAGAAAAGAATTAAGTCCATCTGGATATCAAAAATATGGTAATCAAGACGTAGGTTATATGTCTGCTCAACAAGCATTTACTTCTAATCCAGACAATGCTTATTGCGATATCTATGAATATTATAATATTGATACCGGTGAGATGTGCGTGTTTTCTGATTCAGGTGGTGACAAGTTTTTAATTAAACCAATTAAGATGCCATACGAGTTTGGTCACCCTTTCTTTATGTTGCGTAACTATGAGGTTCCTGGATTCTTTTATCCAATGGGCGAACTAGAAGCAATCGAGCCATTGCAGTATGAATTAAATGAAACCCGTACGCAGATGATGTTACATAGAAAGCGTTATAGCCGTAAGTGGTTGTTTCAAGAATCAGCATTTGATGATGATGGTAGACAGGCTTTAGCATCTGATGAGGATAACGTTATCGTTCCAGTTAAATCTGGTGAGAACTTAAATAACGTTGTTGTTCCAATGCCGGCGTTAATTAACCCACCTGAATTTTATAATCAGTCTTCGTTGATTACTAACGACATTGACCGTGTATCTGGTGTGTCTGAATACCAGCGTGGTGCAATTCCAGAAACAACTAGAACTGCCCGCGAAGCATCAATTATTGCTGAAGCTGGTAATGCTAGAGTAGCTGAGAAACTTGTAGCTATTGAAAATGCTATAGCTCAATGTGCTTCTAATCTTATTATGCTAGCTCAACAGTTTATGACTGGAGAGCAGACTGTAAGAATAGTAGGAACTGAATCTGCACCTGTATGGTTAACATTTGATAAAGATTATATCTCTGGTGAGTTTGATTATACTGTTGAGGCTGGTTCTACAGCTCCACGTAATGAAGCTTTCCGTAGAGACATGGCTTTACAGATGGTTTCGGCAATGCAACCATTTGCTCAAGCTGGTCTTGTTAACTTACCTAAATTAGCAGAATACGTACTTGGTATAGGGTTTGGTGTTAAAGACCCATCTTCTTTCTTACAAGAGCCACCAGCACCTGAAGCTCCACCAGAGGGTCCACCACCGGGCATGGAAGGTATGCCACCAGGTATGCCACCAGAGATGATGGAAGGTATGCCACCAGAATTGCCACCAGGTTTAATACCAGGAGGACCAATTCAAGGTCCAGGCGGACAACCAACTGAAGGCGCCCTTCCAGGCAGCATTCAAAGTCTTCCACCAGAGATAATTCAAGCACTATTAAGTGGTCAGTAAACACTCCATGTAATACTTTTCCTTAGTAGTAGGAACATTGTATATAAATAAAAATAGGAACAACCAAAGAAGGATAGGATTCCATAATGACAGATAATAATATTGCTAACCCTGAAAACGTAATTGACCCCATTGCAGATGGACAAGTTGATGAAGTGACAGAGGTCATAGCAGAAACTCCAGAACAAGAACAAGAATTATTCGACTATACAGAGATTGCTGACAAAGTCATCAAGCTCCAAGTAGATGGCGAAGACGTTGTTGTTCCCGTTAAGGAGGCTCTAGCTGGGTACCAACGTCAAGCGGATTATACCCGTAAGACCCAAGAACTCAGCGAACAAAGAAAGCAAGTACAGTACGCTAGTGCATTAGCAGAAGCTCTGCAAAATGACCCAGCTGCTACCTTGCAGTTGTTGCAACAGCAATACGGTGTAGCCACTCAACCTCAAGAGGATGAATGGTTAGACCCAGCTGAACAACAATATCGACAGTTAGAGCAACGCATCGCAGCTTTCGAACAACAGAAAGCCATAGATGAGTTAACTAGGACTATTGATTCTTTGCAAAGCAAGTACGGTGATGATTTTAACGCTGATGAAGTCGTAGCCAAAGCACTAGCGTCTGGTTCAACAGATTTAGAGGCAGTCTTTAAACAGATTACCTTTGATAAAGTTTATTCTACAGCCTCTGAGGCAAAGAAGAAACTAGTTGAAGACCAGTCTAGGGTTGAGGCCAAACGTTCAGCATCAGTGGTTTCTGGTGGCTCTGCCAACAAAAATTCAGTCGCACCCAAAGCTGCTAAACCAACGTCAGTTTTTGAGGCTTTTGAACAAGCTAAGAAGACGTTAAATTATTAACCAAACAACAACAACAAACAGGAGATATTAACATGGCCGGCAATCCCGACTTTAATTCACTGTTGTCAACTACGCTGCAGAACTATCAGCCGACGTTAGTCGACAACATTTTCAAGGACCTAGTCCTTCTTAACCACCTCAACGAGCGCGGACGTGTCCGTGTTGAAGAGGGCGGCACCCAAATCATCGAACCATTGATGTACGCTGTCAACGATACTGTTGCAACATACTCAGGGTACGATGCAATTGACCTTACTCCACAAGAGGGCATCACAGCTGCTGAGTACGATTGGAAGCAGATGGCTGCTTCTATCGCAATTAGCGGTATCGAAGAAGCCAAGAACCGTGGCACCGAGGCAATCATCAAACTGTTGAATGCTAAAATTATGCAAGCTGAAATGTCGTTGAAGACTACGCTTAACGCGCAACTCTTCGGTACACCAGGCTCAGCACCAGCGGCTTCAGACTTTAACGGTCTTGGCAACATTATCGGAACCCAGAACAACACAGTCGGTGGCATTGATGCATCGTCCAACTCGTTCTGGAATCCAACCCAGGCAACAAACATGGCTGCAACGCTTGCGCTTACAAACATGGCTGATGTCTACAACCGTGCCTCAAAGGGCTCAGATGTTCCTGACTTAATCATCACGAACACTAGCTTGTTTGAAAAGTACGAGTCACTGTTGACAAACAACGTGCGTTACCAAGACGTTGCAAAAGCTAACTCAGGTTTCCAAAACCTGATGTTCAAGCAGACACCAATTGTGTTTGACTTGCAACTTGCAGTTGATGCATCCGATGCGCCGATGTACTTCCTTAACACGAAGTACCTCAAGCTCACCGGCTTGAATGGCTATTGGTTCAAGACCACAGACTTCATGAACGGCACTGTAGCTGGCGTAGACGCCCGTTATGCCCTCGTGTTGGCCTATGGTCAGTTGACCTGCAGCAACCGTAACCGTCAAGGTTTCATGACTGCTGACGCATAAATAAAGCAAAAGATGTAGTTGGTGCTGGGAGTTTAAAGGCTGTTTCCTTCGGCAGCTCTCCCAGTACCGGCTATTAATAAAAACAAACAAACAAACAAACAAACAACAATTTCAATCAACATGATTGATTAGAAAGAATAGGTAATAATCATGACTACAAATAAATTCATAGTAGAAAGAACAGTCGTAGGAGACACCAACACAGCACTTGCTGCATCGTACGGCGACGTAGCAGGCTTAAACTGGTATGTCAAAGCAGACGAAGTATACGAGTTCAAGGCTGTTGTTGTTTACGACGCATCCCTGGTAACCGAGGGTGCTTCATTTGCAATCAACGGTCCAACAGCAACTGTAAAAAGTTATGTAGTGACAGTTCCATCAGGAGCTACTCCTACAACGTCGTATGCAAATGATTACGACCTTCCAGCTGCAGCCGCATCTGACTCAGCTTACACAACCGACAACATTGCCATCATCGAGGGTGTAGTTGCACCTTCGGCAGATGGTACGGTTTCGGTTCGTGGAATTAAGTCGGGCGGAACAGTAACAGTGCAGGGTACAAGTTCATACCTCACTTGGAAGCGCATTGACTGGCCAGCAGAAGCCTAATCAATAAACTAGATTACGTGCCGCCAGGGGGAAGGACCCTTGGCGGCTCGTTCTACTTAAAGCACTATTCATGAAAGAAGGAAAATAATATGAATAAAGAATCACAGAGCGTAGGACAAGGATTAGCCGGCACACAACCATACGGCGCTGTAGAGGGCGCACGTTTAGTTGGAAACGCACGAGCAGATTATCATGCCGGAGCTGTAGTAGGTTCGGTAGAGGTTGCACCACCATCAGGCGTTGCTTACGGAAATGTGCACTACAAGAATGGCCTATGCCAAGCAACAAATTCAAAAGAAGAAGAATGCAAAGCGCCAAAAGCTAAAGGCACAGATTACTGTATTGGGCATTTAAGAAGAATGAATGCTATTGGCGATAATAAGGACGCAGCCTTAGACCCTAAAGAATAAGGAGAGTTAAATAATGGCTATAAATTTTTCTAACGCTAATCTTACACTAGCGCAGATGCGTACGTTTGTTGGCGAACTTTCTGACTTAGATATTGGCTTTGATGGAAATGACGATATATCAACTGATTTAGTTAATGGTTTTATCAAAGAGGGTTTTCAAAAGATTGTAGCTTTAAGTAATCGCTATCCTTTTTATCAATCAACATATGGTTTTACTACAGTTGCAAACCAAAGAAATTATTCTGTTTTTGGTAGAATTTTACCATCGATAGAAACCGTAACAATAACTGATATTCAACAATTAATTGCGGTAGTTAACAATACTGATGGCGGCAATTCCTTAATATATCTTGACCAAGCAAGATGTGAATCAATTTGGGTTGGAACTTCTGACCAACCAGAAACACCCGCATACTTTTCTATATGGGCTAATCAATTAAACCTTTGGCCAAAACCAGACCAAACTTACAGTATGACTATTCGTGGTTTTAGAATACCAAGTTTATCTTGGCTTCAAGATGAAAACTTAGCAATAGATATTGACCCGCAAATGCAATTGCCGTTAATAAATTATGTTATGGCTCGTATCTTTCAGTTTCAAGAAGATACAGAAATGGCAAACGAATACATGCGAGGCTTTGAAAAAGCAGTTGCTATTATTCAAGGTCAACTTACCGCACCATCAAGCAATAGACAATTAATTATGTCGGGTGGTTTACAACTTCAAGCATATGATTTTGCACCATTCGATACGGGCATGAGAGTATTGCCAGGTAGCCCATACCCACTTGGAGTAGCGTACTAAGATGGCACAAATTGTCTTTGACCAAAAAAGAGATTTTACTGGCGGATTAAACTTTCGCGCAGACCAGTTTCAATTAAAAGACAATGAATCTCCTTTTATATTAAACGTTGATGTAGACCCACGTGGTGGTGTATTTACACGTCCTGGCTACAAGAAAAAACATTCAACTGCTGTAACTGCAACAGGTTGGAATCCTAAAGGGTTATTTAATTATAAGGATGTATCTTCACCAAGAATTATGTTAACTACTGGTTTTCAAACTTCTGGTTCAGTAGATGGTACAGTGCAGCATTCAAGTGGTTCTAATTTTAGTGTATTAAACTTTGGCGTTAGTACACCAATACTAGTTAAGTCTACTAATGGTGCCAGCATTACACAATATCTTGATACTTTGTATCTTGCAATTGGCAAAGATGCATCACAAATGTACAAATGGAATAGTGACAATGTTTACGCAACTGCCTTAACTGCATCTGGTCCAACATGGCAAGCTTATCAAAATCCAGTTGGTGGCTTTATGCCGCGCGCAGAACTTGCAAGAGCTCATGCTAATAAATTATTTGTAGCTAACACAAAAGAATTAAACAATGATGCCACACCATCTTTAGAAGACCATCCAAATAGACTTCGTTGGTCTCATGAAAGCAGTCCAGAAAACTGGTATCAAGATGACTATATTGACATTGTTGCTGGTGGAGAAGGCATTACTGGATTAGCAATAGTTGATGGTCAGCTATTAATATTTAAACCTGAAGCTGTTTATTTGCTTATGGGCTATGACGCGGACTCATTCCAATTAGTAGAACTTTCAACAACTGTAGGAATTAAATATCCGCAACACGTAGTAGAGGGTTCTGGTGGAGCTTACTTCTTTAGTTATCCACAGGGCATAACATTTTATGACCGTAATGGTATAAGAGATTTGTTTGACCGCTTAAAACCAATCATAGATACTAATAGAATCAATGCACAAAAGTTAGATGTTTTAACTATGTCTTATGTTAATGATAGATTATGGATGTCAGCTCCTTTTGATATTAATAATACTGGTACTGCAGTTGATTATTCTAATATGAATTTTGTGTATGACCCATCAATTGGTCAAAGAGGCGCATTTACAATGTATCAATCAGCAGTGTATGCTAATGCAGCAACACCTGTAGATATAACACCCTATGGTTTAGTGTCGGGAATAGATTGGACTGATTCTACTGGTGAGATTTGGCATTTGTTAATTAATCCAAATAGTAGCTTTAAATATGTTATGTACGTAGATGAATATGAAGATTTGGATAACATTCCGCAAAACGTAAATGATGATATTTTAGAAGGTGATGACTTAGGTGATTATACTACAAACTTTACAACTCCATGGTTTTATGATGACCGCTATGTGCAAGATAAAACGTTTGTAAGAAGCCTATATGTTGTGCGTTCAGTTGACGAAGAAACCCAAATAACTGTAAATGTTTATCATGATTTTAATAGCAATGATGTTATTACAAGTCATATAATTGACTTAACACCTGTTAATACTGGTGGCGTGTTTGACACTGGTTTATTTAATACTGCTACATTTGGTGAAATAGATTTGAAAGAAGGCATCCAACGAGGTGGCAGATTAAAAAGAGCAAAGTGTACACAGTTAGAATTCTTAGGTCCATTAGGTGACACTACGAACACTGATGGTAGACAATGGGGAATAAATTCAATCGCATATAAATACAAGAGACGAAAGATAAGGAGCCAGAAGTAATGGCAACACTAACAATACCAAACTCGTATGCACCGGGTGAAGTTATCGAAGCTGCAGAAATGAATGCAAACTTTACCGCAGTAAAGAACTTTGCAGAAGGATTATCAACAGGTGCAAACTTTGATGCTGGAGCAATTAACACAGAAGATATTGCAGCTGCTGCTATAACAGAAGCTAAAATTGCTACAGGTGCAGTAACTAGTTCTAAAATTCAAACCTCAGTAAGCTTGACTACGCCCATACTCGGTGTTGCTACGGGAACTTCATTAAACTTAACTGGCAACGTCATCGCGCATGCTGCACCAACTCCGATTGTTGGCGCTTATACACTTCAATTAACAGATGACGGAACAATAATAGAAAAGAATGATGCTTCTGGAGTTACGGTAACTATTCCGTTAAACTCAAGTGTTGCTTTTCCAATAGGTACGCAGATTGTTTTAATTCAAACCAATACTGGTCAAACTACTATTGCTGGTGCTGGTGGTGTTACTGTTAACGGTACTCCAGGGCTTAAGCTAAGAACGCAGTTTTCGTCATGCGTTTGTCTAAAACGTGGAACTGATACTTGGGTGCTTTTGGGAGATTTGGCAGCTTAAATGCGTTTATTAACCGTAATTGCAGGTAGTGGTGGTACTCCAGGAACACCGACTATTGGTACCGCTACAGGCGGTAATGCTCAAGCAACTGTTGCATTTACCGTACCATCGTATACTGGTAAGGGTGGCGCTGTTACATATCGTGCAATCTCTACCCCTAGCAATATTGAAGGAACTGCTTCTGCTTCTCCAATAACAGTAACCGGATTAAGTAATGGTACTTCTTATACTTTTCAAGTAAGATTAGAAACATCTTATGGTGTAAACAGTCCATATTCCGCAGCATCAAACAGCGTAACTCCAGTTGTACCGCCAGTCGCTCCTCCAGTCGCTCCTCCAGTTGTACCGCCAGTCGTTCCTCCAGTTGTACCTCCAGTCGTACCTCCAGTTGTACCTCCAGTTGTACCTCCAGTTGTACCTCCAGTTGTACCTCCAGTTGACCCGTGCGCAGGAGTTAACTGCGGTAGTTATGGCACACCTCCAGGGGGAGTTTGGGTCTATGGGTATCAATACAATGCGTGTATTCAAGACATTTGCGGTCCGTTTCAGGGCATTTGGGAATCTTATACATCAAGTGACGGATGCTGTGCATTTGGTTTGTTTGTTGGCTGTAACTTCGGTGACCCAAGCTGCCCAATCTGATATAATAGGTAAATAATCTACGAAGGAGGATTATGATAAATAATATGACAGTAATTCCAAATATAGACCCAGCAACACTGCTTAGTTTTGCATTTGTTTGTGATGGAGAAGTAGCATTTATAATAAAAATGCCGCCAACAAACGAACATTTTGTAGCGGTATTGCAATCTAATCCAATAGTTGTTGAATATACAAACAACGAAGCTGCGATTGGGGACTTGTACAAAGATGGGAAGTTTATTAAACCATGACATCTGCTTGGCAAAAGTACAAAGTAAAACTTGGGGACACTAGACCTTGGGATGTAATAAATCCAAATGTTTTAAAAGTTACAGAAAACATTGCAGAAAGTCGTATGAATATTTGCAATCAATGCCCGGAGTTAATAAATGCAACTAAACAGTGTAAACAATGCGGTTGTTTTATGAATATGAAAACAAGACTAGAGGCAGCTAAATGCCCATTAGGTAAGTGGTGATGTTAACAAAAGAAATTCTATTTGAACTACCTGAAGCCTTAGCAGAACCAATGGTTATTAAAGATTTCTTTTCCAGCGACATGCTTAAGCGTGTTACAAAAATAGTTGCAGATACTGGGATGGGAACAGATAAAGTTGAGTTCCATACCATGCTTGCCAGATGGGAAGCACCAGTGCAGTTTGATGCTGATATTGAAGAGTATTGTCTAAATAAAGCCAGAGAAATCTTTAAAGATAACTCATTGCAGAAAGCCTATTTCTTTGCTGTTAGATACCAGAAAAAAGACGGATGTGTTCCGCATCTTTGGGAACATACCGACCAAAACGGCACGCAAACAACAATAGATATAACCATAGAAAATACTGCAAACTGGGGATTGATAGTCGAAGGTCAACACTTTGAACAAAATCCTAATGATGCAATTATCTTTGCTGGTCAACAACACATGCATGCAAGGCCACCGTACCCAACGAATGACCCTAACGCATACACGACAGTATTGTTTTTACACTTTACACAACCAGACCACTGGATTCAAAAAGACGCTAGAGACGGTTTTAATAAATATGGTTCAGACGGTGATGCAAGGTTTTTTAATCGCAATCGCTATTTCGCAATGCCAGATGGTCCAATAGACCAACCAGTCTGTAACTGTCATAACTATTCTGCAATATTAAGATTCTACGATGAATTCTTTGGACATCTAACAGACTCAAAACCAGAGACTGTAGATATGACAATTTTAGATAAAATAGAGTTAGCACCAGGGATTGTTAAATATAAAATTGCTAGAGAGTCAGCACGCATATTAAAAGGTTTAATTCAAAATGCAATGTTTAAACAATGGATGCCGGCAGAAGTATTAGTAAAAGATGATAAACCTGGTGTAAACTATGATGCAAGAAATTGTTATAATTATTTTATAACTGATAAACAATTTAGTTGCCATCCACAAGACCCATTGCGCAGGGCTGCAGAGTCCCTTCAGACGGGCCTGGATGCGATTATAGAGGACTTTAGAGGCAGATACAGCATAGTGCCCCTGGTAAGTCATCACACGGTTCTATTGCGTTATGAAGAAGGAAATAAATTTCATAATCATATAGATGACCATCCTCAGTTTCCAAGAGTTGTATCATTATCAGTGTTCTTGAATGATGATTTCGAGGGTGGAGAGTTAGAATTTAAAGAATTTAACATTAAAATTAAACCAGTAGCAGGAGAAATAGTGGTATTTTCATCAGGTTTCCCCTATATGCATCAGGTTCATTCAACAACTAAAGGTACTCGATATGCTGTTGTCAAGTGGTATGAGTACAAAAGGTAATACTTTTCTATATATAGTAGGAGATTCTAAAAATGGCATTTGACCCAACATACTTTGAGCAGCAAAGGCGTAACCTATTTAATCAGTACGCACAGCAAGCTGCCCTTAATGCGTATCAAAGATACTTAGCAGAGACCAGGGCCCAACGCCCTATTACCGAGCTCGAGGAATCTGCCTTTGGCAGAACTCCAAGTGGTGGGCTAGGTCAAGTCCCCAAGCTAACATCCTCATATGGCCGCAGAGGACTACAGGGCATGAACACTAAGTCTGGCATTTATAATCAAGCTTTGCAAAGCTATGCCAAGAACAGAGCTAAAAATATAGGCTATGCTAAAGAAGATTTAGCTGGCACTACACGAGGATATAACTTAGCTGATACGCAAGGGTTAAGTAATTATGAAGAAGGATTAAAGGATTTAGAATCCGATAAAGCTAGACAGATTGCTGCAGACGCACAATCCTTATTACAATTGAGGTAACGATATGGCAGTAGTATCATCAAAAGCTGGTAAAATTATAACTAAGGCTCCAGCTAAATCATTCTTTAGCACTAAGGAAACAGACGAATTTGACCCAACAGAGGGCTCAGGTATCAAAACAACTAGCACAGATACTAGTGGTGGCAGCAATAGTGGAGCCTATAGTTATGCATCTGCATTAGCTAAAATTAAAGCAGACCAAGACG